TATGCCTTATCCTACTACTGGCCCAAACACCGAATTACAAGCTGTTAATCAGATCCTGGCGTCAGTTGGTCAGGCACCTGTAAACACGTTGACAACTGAAACTACATACGTTCAAGAACAAACCGGTAGCTTTATTGGTTCTATTACTGGTACTGTATTGAGTACTGATGAAGTACTAGACATGGGTACTTTTATTTCTGGTACTGGTGTAACCATGAATACTAGTGTTGTTACAGCATCATCTCCTAGTGCTACATCTTTTGACTATGACTACACACTTAACTTGTCGTCTAGTGCAACTGGTAACATTACACTTAACAAAGCTGTAGTTTCGTATAGAGTAGAAACTCAAACCAACCCGGACGTTGCGATTGCTTATAATACTTTAACAGAAGTCACACGTGAAGTACAGTCTGAAGGATGGGTTTATAATACAGAACGTAATTACACAGGGTTTCAACCTGATGCAGCAACTAAAAAAATCACTGTACCTAATAATGTAATCCAAGCAGACCTTAGTCAAGACCATGTAAATAATCTTGGTCGTAATGTTGTAAAGCGTGGAGGTGGTATTCTTTATGACACCATTACTCATACTGATGTATGGGATACAGATGAGACAATTTACTTAGATATTTTGTGGGAGTTTGAATATGAAAATATCCCCCAACCTATTCAATCTTATATCGTAGCACGTGCTGCTGCTATTGTATCAAGTAGAGTTGTAGGTGATCCTAATCAATTCCAAATGTTACAACAGAAAGAAGCTTATGCTAGAGCAATGGCTCTTGAGTATGATTGTAATCAAGGCGATCATAGCTTCTTTGGTGCACCAGAAAACGGTAACTACTACAAAGCTTACAGCCCATTTAATACCCTGATTCGATAATGGCAGCAATTACTCAATTAGTTCCTAACTTCCTAGGTGGTGTATCTAGGCAGAATGACGACAAAAAATTACAAGGTCAGGTATCTGAGTGTATTAATGGTTATCCTGATCCTACCTATGGTCTACTAAAAAGACCTGGTATGAAATACATTGATAAGCTAAAAGATTCAGGTGGTAACCCGTTTAATAAGGCTGCACTAGATGGTGCTATTTGGACGTATATTGATCGGGGTGCCAATGGTTCTTATGTAGCTGCAATCAAAGGTACAAATGTATATGCTTGGACTACAGATACTGGTACGTGGTGTACAGTTACCAATACAGGTACTGGGTATTTAACTGGTACAACCTCGGATCATTATCATTTCCGTAGCATTCAAGATACTACCATTGTTACAAATAGATCAGTTGTCACTGCTATGGGTGCACCTGGTACGTTTGTTGCTAATTCTGTAGCTACTCTTAGGTTAATATCACTTGTATCTACTTATAACTACACCGTAACCATTCAAGGTATAGATTCTGTGTCTACTGCACAGAACAGTACAACCTTTGATGACATGTTGATATATGATAGTGGTAGCATTAATACCAACCATCATATGGTGGATGATATTGTCAACACTATTACTACACAACAAGCTGCATCTAATACTGACTTCAGTGGTACTTGGTGTATTGAGGGTTATACTAATAGCCTTGTTATCAAACGGTTTAGTGGTACAAACCAAGTATTAACTAACTATGAGAATACAAATGGTACGTTTACTGGTACACCACTAGCATTTACCATTGAAGCTAAAGGTGGTTTTAATAACGATTCTTTGGAAGTATTTGAAGATGAAGTTATTGATGTATCTAAACTACCCATTGAATCTTTCCAAGGTCATCATGTAACTATTCTAAATAGCGACACAGATGCTGATGATTACTACGTTGAGTATGTAGCATACAACGGTGAAAAAGGTCGTGGTTATTGGAAAGAAGCTGTAGCACGTGATGTAGCAGTTAACATTAATGCGTCCACTATGCCTCATGCATTAATCAATACTGGTGCAACTAGTTTTACCTTTGGTCCAATTACTTGGAATGATAGATTAACTGGTGATGATGTAACTAATCCACAACCTTCTTTTATTGGTAAGACAATTAACGCCTCTTTCTATTATAACAATAGGTTTGGTGTGTTGTCTGAAGATAACATAATCATGGGTGTAGCTAATGATGCTTATAACTTCTTTGCTAAATCAGCATTAACACAGATTGACTCAGATCCAATTGATGTGAATGTGTCAAGTGTTAGACCAGTTACGTTGAGTGATGTCCTACCGTCACCACAAGGTCTTGTTGTATTTAGTGGTAAACAGCAGTTCATTGTGTTAGCTACTGAAACAGGTGTACTGACACCATCTACTACTGTAGTACGTACACTAGCTAGTTACGAATTAGATACTAACATTTCACCTGTAGATGTTGGTACTACCTTTGCATTTATCAATAAAGTATCTGGTTACAGTAAGTTGTTTTACATGCAACTACGTGGTATTGAAGAGACACCAACTGTTGTAGACATCAGTAAGATTGTACTTGAGTGGATACCAAATACAATTGATGATCTAATTGTTAGCCCACAGAACTCATTGATTGCTCTTATTGATAGACAATCTTCTTACATTTATATCTACCGTTTTTATAACAACGGTCAAGAAGATGTAATGACAGCTTGGACTAAATGGGAGCTAACTGGTACTATCCAATCTGCTGATATTATTGGTGATGATTTTGTTGTTGTCTCTCAACATGAAGATGAGTATACCCTTAATACTATTACTTTGGATGAGCTACCTACAGGTGAAGTAACAGCAACTGTTGGTGGTAGTGACGGTAATCCTTGTTTAGACTTTGCAACACGTCCATTTGATTATGGTAGTGGTGCTGTTATTTATGATAGCACTAATGATGTAACACAAATCTACACACCTTTTACACCCATTAGTGGTAAAAAAGGTACAGTTTTAATTGCTGATCCAAGCATTGATGCAGGGTATTCATTTGATTGTGTTGCTAAAACAGATGGTTCTGGTAACCCTTATTTTGAAGTAGCCAAAGACTTAACTGATTTAGAAAATGGTATGGTCATTGGTTATAACTATAACTATGAAGTAACTCTACCTAAATTTTACTTTAGACAAAATGAACAACAACAAGATTTTACTGCAAATCTAACAATTGCACGTGCTAAAGTATCAGTCGGTAGGACAGGTACTGTAACATTTAAAACTAAATTAACCAATTCAAAGCAATGGATTGATGTTAAAGAAGTTACAAGTGTTGAAACGTATGGTGCTAATGATGAACCAGTTAAACCAGAGTTTCAGTTTGTCGTACCAATCCACCAACGTAACATTAATTTTGAACTACAAGTGACAAGTAATCAACCATACCCTGTGTCTTTGGTATCAATGATGTGGGAAGGTAACTATTCTCCACGTTATTATAGGAGGACTTAATGTTTGAATTAAATAAAAATTTTAATCTCCTAGAAGAACAGCTTGCTGAATCTGGGTTGGAGATGAGTGTTGATCCCACATTTGGTATTATTAGTGGTGTTGCTAGTATTGCTGGTGGTATTATTGGTTCTAGTCAGGCTGACAAAGCCAATAAAGATGCTAAAAAAGCACAGAAAAAACAAGAAAAAGCAGCTAAAAAGGCGGCTGATAATGCGAATAAGTATAACGCAAGAGCCTTTGAAATTGAAAAACAAAACTATTATAACAATAGGGCATATCAACGCGATACTCAATTAGCAAATTGGAGGTATAACCAAACCATCCA